ATCGCGGAGACCGGCAAGATCAACGAACGCAATCGCAAGGCCCGTGCCGACGATGCTGCTATTGCTGAAGCTGCTACCAAAATGAAGAAGGCGAACGTCGCTTCACGCAAGAAGAAAGCAACTCCCGTCATTGCCCCTAACATACTGGACACCAAGCTATGAAGTTCACCAACAAGTACAACCTGCCTGAAGTATTTGTCGCCGCGATAATGAAGGACTCCTATACAAAAGGTGACGCTAGTATATCGGTGACTGGACTGCTGGCTCCTCCACAACAGCGTCACCTGTTGGAAAAGCATGACGACGAAATCGTCACGGATGTCAGCGATCACATGGCAATCCTTTATGGCAGGGCTTTGCATTATATTGCAGAGAACGCAGCCAATGATCAGCACCATATCCTAGCTGAGAAGATTCTCTATTCTCATTATCTAGGATGGAAGATCAAAGGTCAGTTCGACCAAGTACTTATTGGCGAAGGCAAGCTGCTGGATTTCAAGACCTGTTCCGCATACAAAGTATCTGAAGGTGTAGTGCCTGAAGAATGGGTTCAGCAAACCAACATCTACAAGCGCATGCTACAAAAGGAGAAAGGTCTTGTCATCAATAGCATTCAAATTGCGGTGTTCGTCAAGGACTTCAGTAAGAAGATTGCTCGCACTAAGTCCGACTACCCCCCGGCGGCAGGCTTTACAATGGATGTGCCTGTCTGGGAGGACGATGTTATCGATGCCTTCATCGAGGAACGTGTTCGCCTCCATCAGTTAGAGGAGCCGCCTTCATGTTCTGATAAGGACATCTGGGCACGTTCCCCTAAGTGGGCAGTCATGAAGCGCCTTAACATCAAGGCCGTCCGCCTGTTCGATAGTCCGTTTGAAGCTGAACAATTCGCTTCCACTTCAGTGGCCTTTCATGTAGTACACCGTCCGGGTGAAGCTGTCCGCTGCCAGGAATGGTGTGGCGCTGCACCCTTCTGTCCTCAGTGGGCAGCCGATCCACGCAACACACAACCAACACCCTCAATCACGGAGACCCTTTTCGATGCCAAAGTTTAACGATGCTGCCATGCCTCCGCGCATCCTGCTTTGTGGTGAAGCTGCGGCCGGCAAGACCGGCGCCCTCGCCCAACTCGCCAACGCAGGCTACCGGATCATGATCCACGACTTCGATCAGAACACTCGAGTCATTGGCTCTTATCTGCGCGACAACGCAGCCGATGTCTTCGTCAGCACCTATGCTACCGCTAAGATTACCGGCACTAATCTCTTTGCTGGGAGCGGCAACGCCAGCAAGCAGGCTCTCACTGAAATGCGACGCTTCTGTTCCATGTTAGAACACTGGAAGATAGCAGGTGGCGAAGACCTTGGGCCCTGTACGTCATGGACTTCGAAGGATGTCGTCGTCATTGACAGCGGCACCTTCCTCGGCGAACTGCTTTTGCTTGCCGCCCTTGAAGACCCTGAAGCCAAGCGTGATGGACGTTCCCTCTACAACGTGGCTGGCAAATACTACGGTGCCATTCTCGATCACCTGACCGGCAACAAGATGGGCGCGTCTGTCATTGTGCTGACGCACATCATGCAGACCGGTGACACTGACGATCAAGGCAAGATCATTGGCAAGGCCCGTGACATACCAGTCGGGGTCGGCGTCAAGTTCTCTAAGAAGATGCAGACTTACTTCAGTGACATCTGGCATCTTGAAGTAGACCGTACTGGCAATCGCACCTTCAAGACTGGGGCGACCGACAAAGCTTCGCTTCGGACCTCCGCACCCACCATCATCAAGGCAGCCGAGCCCTACGACTTGGCTTCCATGATGGACCGCCTTACGAAAGGAACCTGACTCATGCCAGTAATCCATCGACTCCGCGTGGGAATTGACAGGAAGCACAATTATAGGGACCAGATAAAAAAGTATGGAGAGTCCAGTCCCAACAAACACCTGCATCATATAAAGAAAGTGCTTGCGGCACGGGGCATTAGCATTGGCCCCAACGTAGACCTGACCAAGCACAAATAATTTCCGGGCATGACTTGACAGGGCGGGAGCCCGGATGTATATCCCGCCTTGTCCTTTGTGACACAACCCTTATGGAGAACACAGCCAATGGCTGACCTTTTCGACATCGTGATTTCTGACTCCTCTGCTGATCGTCCGGCTTTCCGGCAGGCACCAGTTGGTGACTATCTCGTCATGGTTACTGGCGTGAAGATCGTCAAGGCAAACACTGGGACGCAGGGTATTGAACTTGAGTTCACGGTGCGTGAACCCATGCACACCGAAGACATGACCGGCGTTGATCTTGCCAAGTGCCGCCTGCGCGATACGCAATGGCTCACTGAGGCGGCACTGCCCTATGTTCAGGAACGCCTGACACGCATCAGCCCGAAAACTGTCGGCAATACCATCCGCGACAGCATAGATATTCTTCCGGGTAACGAAGTCATCGTGTCCATTTCGCACGAGACTGCCAATCGGGACGGCACACCGCTGAACACTCCGCGCCTGAAGGTGGAGCGTTACTATTCCCTCGGTTGGTATGGGTCCAATAAGAAGGTGGCCTGACCTACCGCTTCCTCCGTTGTTTAGTGAGTACAAGGAAGGGGGAGTGGGCATGGGTCTGCTCCCCTTCCTTTTTTTTATGAAATCTTTGGCGCCGCAATTTGGGGTTTTAATTTTTGTAAAGACAATCGCGTGAACGGCACACCAGAAAAAGGAGAAAAGAAGTGACCGAAGAAGAACTACGCAAGGCCTATTTTGAATGGCGCCGCAATGCTTCGCAAAACTTTCACCCAAGCGCCGACATGCAGAACGCCCCCAAGCCTTCGCTTGAGGCGCGCATGGACTGGTTGGAAGCGGACGCATCGGCGCAGCGCACGGCTATCTTGAAGCTGGAGAAGATAGCAACGCTACTTTTCAAATCTGTATGCGCGCTTGGGGTAATGTGCGCTGCGCTGGCAGTGGCGGTGCTGACATGACCATCACTACGGAAGAAGCGGAACGGCTGGCGGTGACGCTGGATGCAACATTTAGCTATAAAGACCCGTTTACGGGCTTCGTTACCTATAGCGACCCATGCGGCGGACGCATTATTAATGACAAGTTCTCCGGCAACTCCGCCGCCGCCTTCCGATCCCTAGCCGCCGAGCGTGATGCGCTGCGGGCGCGCGTGGCGGAGTTGGAGGGAGTGTTGAGACCAATAGCGTGTGACTGCGTAGATGTTGAGGAAGATTGTTACAACGATGTCGAACCGGGCGACGACTGCGTATGTTTCAAAGCCCGCGCCGCCCTAGGAGAAACACAATGACCATCACCACGGAAGAAGCGGCAATAGCGGAGCTACATTCCATGCTGGAAGATGTGGCGCATGATGTGCTGCGCGAAGGCTATCTTGAGAAGAAAACCATATCGGCAGAGATGATACGCTTTGCTAAGCGCATGGTGAAGAAGGTGAAAAACAATGACTGAAATCTCAACAATCATCCGTGCGCGCCTTGATGAAGGCCGGGCTATCGCTGATGAAGATGTGCGCGCACTGTTGAATGAGAACGCGCGGCTGTGGGAGGCGCTGCGCCCGTTCATTCAAACGGGGAACGTGCAGGTAGGCTATCGGGTAAAGCTAGATGGGCAGGAGCCGCCACCGATCACCGCCAGTGAAGGAGAAGCCTGGGCGCATTACGGCGGAAACGATTTTTATTATCAGCAATGGCTTCAATGGCGGGCCGTTCAGATAGGCCGGGAATTATTGGGAGAAACACAATGATCGACAACAACTGGCCCGGCAAGCCTGGGGTGCCGCTGAATCCGGAGCGTGATGGGCCTCACTGGCTTGGTGACCCTGACAGTGATCGGGCATTTGCAGTTGACTGGTCGGCGGCTATCGGATGGCTCAGCATGTTTACCCAAGACTCAATCGCCGCTTATATGCGCTACCTCGGCCCATGCCTCACGCCCGCCGAAGTGGAAGAGCGCATCGCCAAAGCGCGCAAGGATGCGCTGGAAGAAGCGGCGCGGGTGGCGGAACCTTCTTGACAATACGCGCCGCAAATGCCATTTTCAATCTGGCCGGCGTCTCGTCCGCTGCGAAGCCCTCGCCAGTTCTGCCCTGGCGATAAGCCCCTAGGTGTTGTGCAAGCACCCAGGGGCACCAAACTGCGCCTTTAGCTCAGCAGGATAGAGCGGCGATTTTCTAGTTCGCAGGTCGGTGGTTCGAATCCACCAGGGCGCACCATTTTCCCGACATCAGGAAAATGGTCATTGCATTTCTGGGCGGCACTAGAAGGAAAGGAGACAACCAATGAATGAAATCTCAACAATCATCCGCGCCCGCCTTTATCTAGTCCGTGATCTAGCAATCTACTGGCCGATCATTCTGCTTGGTTATCTAATCTACACTCAGCCACTACCGTCGCTTGCTTCAGGCATCCCGCCTAGTCCAGTCGAAGCTCCGGCTCCTGATACTAACAACCGGTCTAGGCACCTAGCTTGCCTAACCGAAGCCATTTATCGGGAGGCGCGCGGCCAATCACCAGCGGGCCAGTTAGCCGTCGGTCAAGTAGTCTTGAACCGGGCCAATGATCAGCGCTTCCCGGCAGATGTCTGTGCGGTTATCTACCAGCGCGATGCTAGGCGCTGTCAGTTTTCTTGGGTCTGCTACCCGCGCCTGCCGCCACCAAGCCTGACAGAATATGCAAGTGCCGCCCGTGCTGCCGAGCAAGTGTTTTCTAACTTGCCAGACCTAACGCGGGGAGCCCTTTACTTCCACAACACTTCTATAGTAGAGTGGCATCACTTGCGGCAGACTGCCCGCATCGACAACCATATCTTCTACAGGGAACGCTAACATGCAAAACCTTACAATCTCTATCACTGACCCCGACCTGGCAGACCAGCTCATGATCGGCATGCTCCGCAACACAGGCGACACTGCCATCTGTTGCATCCGACAGTCCTATGAGAGCCTTACTTCAGGTGGCAACGTCCACAACTGGACGGACATAGGTGACAACCTAAAAATCCTAGGCGCCGTCAACGAACTTCTCGAATACTATGGCGGCGATACTCTTGACCTCGCCACCCACGAAACAGATAAGCCCATCTGATGTGCCGCAATACAGTACCCCAGGCGTGGGCTTCGCCCCCTCCCCCACCTAAAGACCCCAAACAACTGGAGCTTCCCCTTGAAGATCGCACTCGTAGTTGATTGGCCCTCGGTCGATGCTGCCAACGGTGGCCCGCTTTCTGAGTGGGAATGGAAGGTAACGCAGGAACTGTTGCAAGCGGCGGGCCTTCACCCTACCAGCATCCACACCGCACACAGGGCCTACACTGCCAAGTGGCCCACGCTGTTTGTTGGTGGCAAGCCCGGCGCCCCGCTCACGCTCCTAGCCCAAGACGATTCCGCCAAGCTATGTGCTGACCTGCAAGGCTACGACACGGCCTTGACCATGGGTCCCCATGCCATGCACTGCCTGACCGGCGAGACCAAGCTCGATACCTTCCGGGGCACCCACATAGACAGCCCCTTCGTCAAGGGCTTACAGGTCGTGCCCACTTACGCGCCTACCCTCTACGCCCGCATGGCTTGGAACGAACGGCCTGTCGTAGTTTCTGCTATGCGTAAGGTGAGGACCCGCTACACCGACCGGCCCCGCACCATCCACCTACCCGAAACGGTCGCCGACCTCTATGAGTTCTCAACCCTTTACATCGGCGACGAAATAGTCTTCGACGTAGAAACCAACAAGGCTTGCCGCATCACCGAGTTCTCGGTAGCCACCTCGTCGGATCGTTGCCTTTACGTTCAGCTAGAAGACCGCACCCACCAGCACGTCTGGTCCGAAGCCGACGAGCGTGACATTTGGATGTGGCTTTGGTATCTGGCCCGACGCCCTGATCTGTCGTGGGGATTCCACAATGCCACTTATGACTTGACATACCTCGATGCTTATGACATAAGACCTAAAGGCCACATCTTCGATACGATGCTTCGACATCATGCGTGGCAACCGGAATGGGAAAAGTCGCTGGGCTTTCTGGCTTCCCTTCACATACCGACCCGCGCATGGAAGCACCTTCGAACCAAGGCTAAAAAAGACTTTAACAAAGCGGGTTCCATTGACTGAAGAAGATGCCGGTATCCGGCGAATGTGGGCGAGCGTAATAATCCAAGCCCTCATTGATGCTACATCAAAGCCAACCAGACCATCAGCCAAGGCCGATAAGCGACAGGCGCAAGCGTGGCTGGCTGCTGAGTTTGGTACTACTGCCCAGAACTTAGATGAAGTTTGTCTGGCTGCTGACCTTGACCCAACCCGTGTCCGGCGCTTTGCCAAATCCTATGACGGTCCTCCCTTGACATTACATCTGCTAACCCGCATGCGAAACAACTTCCTCAACGGAGTATCCAATGAAAATACTGACGGACTTGACCCCGACTCCTGAAAATCAGGAGATCATTTACAATTCCCTCGACACAATGCAGACGATGGCCCTCAAAGAAATCTATGATGAGGGCCTTCTTCCTGATTGGGCCACAACCACTTACCGCTACAGCGAACTGATGCTGGGTCCCATCATGACCATGATGCGGCGCGGCGTACAGATCGACACTAACCGGCGCAATTTTTTGGTAGCAGCCCTGCGCGTCCGTGCCGACAAGGTGCAAGCCACCTTCGACTATCTGTGCGAGCAACTGTGGGGTACGACCGTCAACCACAATTCCACACCCCAACTTATGGTTCTGTTCTATGAAATGCTAGCCATTCCCGAGCAAACCAAATCCAAGAAAGGAGAAGTGAAAGTTGGTACAGACCGTGAAATTCTTGAACGCATCGCCCGCGAATACCCACGCGGTGCCCTCTTCGCTAATCACATCCTCCGCATCCGCGACCTCGAAAAGCAAATCGAGTTTCTTTCCAAGAAGCTGTCGCCCAGCAACCGCTTCCATGCAGCGTTCAATATTGCAGGCACTGAAACGTTCCGACTATCGTCAAGTGAACACCCATTCCGCATCGGGAGTAACCTTCAAAATATACCGAAGGAAGCGCGCACTTGCTTCGTCGCTGATCCCGGCTACGTACTTTTCTATTCTGACCAACAAGGAGCAGAAGCGCGCATTGTTGCGTATCTATCCGGCGACGAGAACTACATCGCGGCAGTGGAGGGTGGCGACTCCCATACCATGGTGGCTTCAATGGTCTTTGGTTTCGCGCCAGACCGCGAGCTTGCTGAACGTGAATACTATCGTGGCTATTCATATCGTGACATCACGAAGCGGGGCGCTCATGGCAGTAACTACTATGGCAAACCCTTCACGCTAGCACAGCAGATGAAGGTGGAGACCGCCGTTGCCGAAGCTTTCCAGGCCCGATACTTCAAGCGGTTCCCCGGCATCAGCGACTGGCACGTGTGGGTAGCCAAGCAGCTACAAACCAAAGGCCACCTTAACACGCCGTTCGGCATCCGCCGTAACTTCTGGAACCGCCGCTGGGATGACGCCACGCTGCGCGAAGCCATTGCCTTCGTACCCCAGCACTGCGTCGGTGTCCTGATGAACTTGGGCATCTATCAGATATGGGAACGCTTTGAAGGTAAGCCCGGCGCCGACGTTCAAATACTTCTGAACCTACACGATGCTGTTCTCGGTCAGGTCCGCATTGACAAGGCCGACGAACTGCTACCCGAAGTTCTTGAATGCCTTCGCTTTCCTTTCCAAGTGACCGACATCAAAGACATCAGCCGTGAAATAGTTATTCCATTTGATGTCGAAGTCGGGTATAACTGGGGTAAGGCCAGCGACAAGAACCCTGACGGCCTGAAGAAATGGAGGCCCAATGGCAAGGTATGACTATCTGGCGGATCGCGCAGCCAACTACAAGCTGATGGCAGACATCCGCAACTGGTGGCGCAAGCGTGGTTACGTTGTAAAGGTGTGGCTCGAAAAGGCCAATGACCCTTCCAACGGCACCAACATCTGGGTGATCCGTACCAACATCGTTCAATCCGTATCAAACGCAAGGAGTGGATACAGTGTCGACTAAAAACGTAGTGCCCTTCAAGATCGTAGTCTCCAACCCAGCAGCCCCCGCGCCGCACACCCAGCCAATGAAGGGACGCCAGCCCGACACAAACAAACTAGAGTGGGCGGCTTCGATCTTGTTGATGTCGGTTTGCTGGGTGGCCTGCAAAGTCGCGGCTTCCAGTAGCTTGCTTTCCATTTCAAGGCGGGCCTTGGCAGCTTCGGCCTTGTCTGGAATGACCCGGTCCAGAACCTCACCTAACATCGGAAGCAGTGACGGCAGCAAACCTAACAGCGCGGGAGCCATGTCAGCAAGCACCTTCTTCTATATAATCAATAGCTTCTTGAACTCCTTGGGAAGCTAACAAATAAACTCTGGCAAACTCAAGCAATCGAGGATCGTCTTTGAATTTACCTAGCCCTAGGTTACATTCCTGACAAAGTATTCCCCGGACCTTGTGTGTTTTGTGGCAATGATCAACCACTAAATTTTTGGTAACTTGCCCGCAAATGGTACATTCATTACTAGCTAAAAGTTCCTTCAGTGTAACATCGTCGCAGCCCATTTTGCGATAACGACCCCGCCTAGTTTCGGAACGATAGTTACTGCGACAAGCACGGCACCAACTATCCAACCCGTTTTTCTTCTTGTTGTGGGGCGGGAAGAATTGAATGGAAGCTTCCTTCTGAGTGTCGCATCGGGTGCAGGTCAGCAGTTCCATGCTTTCCTCGCTAACCGCAGGCGGCTCTTAGGGTTCCTGGCAGCCTTTGGCCACATCTTCATCTGGCCTGCTGACCGCGCGCAAAAGGAATCGCGCCGGGGGCCACCCTCTGGTTGGGGAGCCTTCAAGCCGGGCTTGCCGGGGTTCGCACGGTTGTAGGAGGCACGGCCTTTAGCATTGAGCCCGCCGGACGGGGACTTGCCTTCGGCCCGTTGCCACGCAGGTGACTTGGCCATGCTTCTATTATATCAGAGTTACTTCAATCTTTCAAGACTGATAGACTCCACATCGAACTCGCCGCACTGTCGGCACCGGCATCGCCATCGAGCTTCCACCTGGCCACGTTGGCTTGATCTGCTCGCGCTCTGGCCTCGCCGCGAAGGAAGGCATCTTCGTAGTCAACGCGCCGGGCGTCATAGACGAAGACTACCGGGGTGAGCTTATTGAAGAAGGT